ATAATTTTATTAGTACCACGCCAGAAGGTTCTCCAATATGGGTAGAACTGCAGGATAAGATTAGACAAGAAGCGTTAAAAGATAAAAGCAAGAGTAAAGGCCACAGCAGGTATGGTAGAGGTGGTGGTGGATACCTGCCATCAGACCTATCAGGGAGTCTGAAAGACGATAGTATTAAATCCAGGATATTAGGACATAGGAGAAAACCTTGGAGCTAGAATATGCCTGTAAGAACAACTAAAAAAGGAAAGAAGATTCATTACCCTTATACCAAGAAGGGTCAAGCTGCCTATAGACGTGCAATGAAAGGGAGCAGGAAGAGAGGCTAGTTATGGCATTTATAGATTGGCTAAGAGAACAGCATAGAGCTTCTGAAGCAAACAGAAGTGAATTTAATGATCCCAGGTTGAATCCATTTCAGCAAACTGCTCATGGATTCTCAGCAAGGAACTATGGGAGTAGGGCTAATATGCCTTCTCCTCTGGCTGCAGGTGAAGAAATAAGACCTCGGCTACAAGTTCCTTCTCCAACCACACCTTCACCCATAATAGATGCAATAAGAACAAGAGAAAGAATTAATCGCTTTGCACCTGTTGTTGGTACATCTCCGTATGGGCGTGATATCAGGGGTGGTGCATCAAGGATTCCCTCCTTTCAGGAAGAGGGATTATTTAGAGACCCTGTGTCTTCTGGATTGCCTGGTGTTAGTGCTATGGGTGGTGATTTACCACCTGAAGGAATGTGGGACATGATTGTTTCTTTTATTATGGATAGAGGGAAAGATGTAAAAAAGGGTGGGAAAAAGGCCAAAAGAAAAATAATGACCAGACAGGAAAGAAACAGGATTAGAAGGTTAATGGAAAAGACTGAAGATCCTTATTATCCGACTGGTGGTAGGTATTAACAATGGCTAATGGAGTATCACCTGGAGTAGCTGCTCGAGCAATACTCCCTTCAAATCAGACTGCCACAACTGATGCACTGAATGGTATTGGAATGGGGGGAGCATATTCCCCTTCTGAGTGGGTGCTGGGTGGTATGGGTGGTATGTCACCTGAAAACATGCAAGGGCATTTAGCTTCAAATCTAGCCTTAAGGCAAGAAGGTTTGCCGGTATATGGAGAAGGTGGATATCATTATGAAGGTGGAGCAGATGTTGGTAGACGATCCATTTTGCCGACAGCAATACTAGGGGGGCTTGGTACCGCATACCAATTAGCAACAGAAACGGGCAAAGGATTGTTTGAATCAGGTAAGGCGATTGAGCAGGGAGAACCTATATCAGAGGTTCTTAGAATAATTAGTGAAGGCCCACGTACTGGTTTGGAAGACGCAAGGTGGAATTGGAGAGGATTATTGTCAGAGGCACCTGCTTGGGAGCGAGGGCTTCAAAATCTTGGTGGTAGTATCTATAATGTTTTTAATAGGCCTAAAGAGGAAACTGCTAATTTAGCAGCAGGTACATTAAGAAGTCCATTCCCTCCAACAAACACAACCCCTACCACAAGAAGGATAGTAAGGGCTTTGAATCCTAATCCATTAAAGGTGGATGTACCAAGACCCCCCGGCGGTGGTGGTTTTTTTGCTGGATTAGGTGGCTTATTATCTGGGGCAGCACCAGCAGCAGCATTGGGATTAGGTCTTCCACTAGGAATGATGTGGCCTAGTAAGATTTCTGAGGAGCAGGGTATTACTTCTGAGCAAATAGATGATAATCCAAATAGCCCTACGTTTGGTCAAATTCGTAAAGAGCCAAGTTCATACTTTGACTTTGGTGGATATCAGAACTTTGCTCCTGGATCATCTTATGTTCCCCCTGCTGGTATAGAGGAATATCGACGAAAGAATGATTTAGAGGAAATGCAACTTAGGCAAGAACCGGGACTTTGGGACCGGACCAAAGGATTCTTTGGTGGTCTTTTAGATCGGGGATTTGATCCTAATTTACAGGAAGTACCTGAATGGAACCCATCAGCACAGAGAACTGGAGGATTTTTTGGTGATCTTCTTTCAAAGGCTATGTCTACAGCACAGGCAAGTGTATCACCTACTCTGCCTCCACGATATGTTCCTCCTCCTGATGCTGCGGCACAACAGGAAGATTTACAGAATAGACTTGACCAATTCGATAAATTTAATCCATTAGGTGTGGATTATGAAGCTCCTCCTTATGACCCCAGTTGGAATAAGGCGGCTAAGATACCATATATTCGGCCAGGATTACCAGGAAGACATCCAGAAGTAGCTGCACCACCTGCTACACCATCAGCAAGGGTATCACAACCTATTATAGACTATCCTACTGGGATTCATCCACCAGTGATTCAACCTCAAGCAATAGAGCCTGTACGAGAGTCTAAACCTGAACCAGCAAGGGAGTCTGCAAAAGACAAGGCTGCAAGAGAAGCAAGAGAGCAAAGGTCTGCTGCAAAGAAACAGGCGAAAGCAGATACTAAGAAAGCTGTAAAAAGGGCTGTTAAAAAATCTACTGCTACAAAATCTGTAAAGAAAGTTGTTACCTCTAAAAAGAATATATCTGATGCAGTTGCTGCCGCTAGGGGTGATGTGAAATCTGCCACAATAATTGCCTTAACTTCTGGTGATGCTCAGAGGGCATGGGCAAAAGCCAAGGGTATTGATCCTAGTACAATTTATGGGTCTACACTAAGGAAAACAGCAGATGGTAGATGGGCTGGTGGATTCTAATGACAGAACGACAAGAGAAATTCATTGAGTATTACTCTCTCACTGGTAACGCTTCTAGGGCAGCAGTGGAAGCTGGCTATTCTGAAAAGACTGCCAAGCAGAAAGGATACGAACTTAAAAACTTATTAAGGGAAGAGATTAATGACCAGACTCAAAAGGTACTTGCAGACAAAGTACCAGTTACTCTTAACATCCTATCGAAGCTGGCGGAAGAGGCGGAGAGTGAATCTGTTAGACTGGGAGCAGTTAAAGACATACTGGACAGGGCCGGTCTGAAACCTGTAGAAAGAATTGAACAGACCAATATAGAAAAGATGTCGAATGAAGAAATCCAAAGGGAAATCGACGCTCTCACAAAACACTAGGAGGCTAGAGCTTTTAAGGGAGCAGCGACAGCGTGAACGCTATTCTAGGATTGATTCTTACGACCCCTACCCCTACCAGCTAAAGTTCCATAAAACAGGCTCAGAGGCCAACCAGAGGCTCCTGATGGCGGCTAACCGCATAGGTAAGAGTTTCTGCGGTAGCATGGAGCTGAGTTATCACCTTACTGGATTGTATCCAGACTGGTGGGAAGGACGAGTATACCGGCAACCTATCATAGCCTGGGCTGGTGGTGTCTCAAATGAAACGACAAGGGACATTGTACAGTTTGAGCTATTGGGTTCCCCCGATGATCCAGAGGCTTTCGGTTCCGGTACTATACCGAAAAATTTAATAATAAAGACCGAGAGAAAACCTGGAGTACCTAACGCGAAGAGTGTGGCTCTCATTCACCATGTTAGCGGTGGGAACTCTTCTTTATTCTTCAAAGCCTACGAGATGGGTGTAGAGAAATGGCAGGGTAGGAGTGTAGATTGCATATGGTTGGACGAGGAACCATCAAGAGAAATCTATAGTCAAGCAGTTACTCGAACATTAGATCGTAAAGGTATGGTTTATATGACCTTTACACCGGAAGCAGGGATGACAGAGACAGTTGCTTCCTTCCTGAATAACCTTCAATCAGGACAATCCCTTACAAATGCGACATGGGATGACGCATCTGAGAAGATTTCCTCTATGAATGGGGAGAAAGGTCACCTAAATGAAACTGTAATGGAGCAGATTCTCTCCTCATATAGCCCACATGAGAGGGAAATGAGAAAGAATGGTAGACCTTCTATCGGTTCTGGACTGATATTCCCCCTTGGGGAAGAGAAAATAATGGTAGATCCACTGAATATAGAGGATCATTGGCCTAGAATAGCAGCAATAGACTTTGGATGGGACCATCCTACTGCTGTTGTATGGTGTGCTTTGAATACTGAGGAAGAGATATTCTACATATATGACTGTTATAGGGCATCAAAAGCCAGTCCCTCTGTCCACTCTGCGGTAATCAGGTCAAGGCCACATTTCATCCCTATAGCCTACCCACATGATGGAAATAGGCGTGATTCTATGGGTAATCCAGGTCTGGCAGACCAATATAGGAACTTAGGATGTAACTTTTTACTAGAACACTTCACTAATCCACCTGCTTTAGGTAACAATAAGGGTTCTAATTCAATAGAAGAGGGCTTAATGGCTATGTTACAGGCCATAGAAGCTGATAAATTCAAGGTATTTTCAACACTTTCTGATTGGTTTGAGGAGTTCAGGATGTATCATAGGAAGGATAATAAGGTGGTTCCTCTTAGGGACGATCTAATGTCAGCAACAAGGTATGCTTTTCAATCGCAAAGATATGCAGTTGCGGGAAAAGACCCAGCATGGACACAAGATGTTGAATACAGGAACTACGGAATTATTTAATGGCTCAAAAAATTACTGAAGAAGAACTGGTAGCAAGAATACAGACAGAAGTTACTGATGCTCTTGGCTATGGTGATAAGATTTCAGAACATCGTGAGAGAGCGATGGAGTATTACTATGGTCAGCCCTTTGGGAATGAGGTGGAAGGGCGTAGCCAGTTCGTAGACTCTACTGTTCAGGATACAATCGAGTGGATCAAACCTTCTCTAATGAGGGTGTTTGCTTCTGGTGATGAGATGGTCAAGTT